TTAATAGCATTGATATCTCCTTTTGGTTGTTCTTCTACTTTAACTTGTGCAACATATTCAGTTTTGTATCTACTGCCGTCTGGAATCTCTGATGGATTGTCACTCCAATATTGAGCTGCCTCCGCACCGATAAAACCTCGTACAGGGCAAGGAGTCCCGGCATCGGTCATTGAATCCCAGACACGTGGATCTTGACAAAGGATAGATACGGCCGACACTTTCATGCCAAAAGCGAATTGGGTCTTAGATAATTTTAAAAGCTGACACAGCTCGTCGTCGATTAAAACGCCTGTAGCTAGACCTAACACATTATTTTGTACACTTCCGCCAACACCAACCTTACATATATCTGAATTTGAGTTTGGAATTACAGGTGCATTTGCTGTTGGTGGTGTGTTGTTTACTACCGTACTTGAAACGGTATTGGTCTCAGCATATGAATTTTTTTGAGATGATGTTAATCCTATGCAGAGCACAGTTAGGTATACAAAAAATAAAAATTTAAAATCTCTCACTATCTAACATCTCCAACGTTTACGAGCCTGTCTTAACCTTGAGTTTGGATCTTTTGCTGCTTTAGGAAACTTTTTCATTTGTCCTGCGCTTCTAGCACAAAACGATTTTCTTCTTTTAGCAGCTTTACTACCTGGTTTGACTTTGCCTGTGACTGCTGTTTTTAATTTAGAACCAGGATTCTCTGCTCTGTAACGAGCAACTCCTGCTTTGGTCATTCCCGCCCCACTTTTGGTGGAGCGGAAATACTTTTTAGTTTTTGGTGGTTGCTTATCTGCCATTACCCATCAAAGAAAATTGTAGCACTGTCGTAACCAGCACTAATGTCGATAAATGCACCGTTTCTAAAGAGGATACCTTCATCAGGGATGTAAGGATCTACTTGTCCTGCGGCAGCGGGAGTATCAATCTCTAACAACTTAGAACCAGTTTGTGAACCGTCTCTAATTATTAAAGCACCAGCAGTTGAACTACTAACTCCATGCAACCCTCTAACTCTAGTGGCGCCTGCGAATACAATACCTTGCGTGCCTGAAGTTGCAGTAAATCCTGCAGAGGTATTTGTTCCAACTGCACCATTCGTTGCAATCTGTGTTACTGTCAAAAACTTTTGAGTAGTAGTCACAGTTCCGGCATTAGGACCAGCAATAGTTTGGTTTACAGTTGCTCCACTAGCATCAGTGCCAGTTATAGTAAAGTTTGTTCCTGAGATGTTACCACCTGAAGTAAGAGTCACGGTGGTATCCATATTAGAACCGTCACTTACAGATGTTCCTGTCAAGTTCATATTCCCGGCTCCGCCTAAAGTTTGAAGTGCTGCAATAGCTGCAGTGTCTGCAGAAACAGCCTTAAACAGTTTTGATTTAATGCTTGTTACTGACATGATTTACTCCTTACGCAGGTCCGTCAGGGTATGTTACATCTCTATCTTGAGCACCCATCATGTAATCTAAGGTTGTTACCTTCTGACCTGTAGCATCACCTGATACACTCATAGCAGCTAACTTCATGTTTGCTGTTGGAACATTAGTTTTACTTGTCCCTGCAAATTTTCTATTGATATAAAAATCAACTTTGTCATCGGAAGAAGTAGCACCTTTTGTTGCAACAAAACCTAAAGTTACGTAAGTATCATTAGTTAAAGTTGATAAGGTTGTATCTGAAAATGTGACAGTATTTCGTGTGCCACTTGCTTCAGTAATACCTGCGATAACCGCACTACCATCAGTTAGTAAGAAACCAATGATGTTAGCAGAAAGTAAAGCAGCCTCAGGGTTGGTTGTAAATGTTTCTGTTAATCCAACAAGAACATCCATCTGATCGACATCAGATGCTTTAACTCTTGTTTCATAATACAACTTATTGCCCGCTGTTGAAGGTAAAGAATAAAATTCTTGTTTACCTTGAATTGAAGCGCCGTCATTGTCTGTTGTGTTTGCTGAAGTTAAGTTGAGTTCACCAGATCTAGCATCTGCAACGATAGCTGCGGCTGCTCCTGAATCTTTTACGATTGTCCATCTTAGTGTCTCGTCAATTGCTCCATGATCGTAATCATCGAACTGAATGAATTGATCATTCCATCTAGCGATATTTAAGTTCTCAAGTGCAGGTCTCTGCGCTGAAAATAATATCGGCCCTTTAAAGTGTGTAGCCATAATAAACCTCCTTGGTTGTATAGACCATCCGTTATGCAGTCTCTATACCGTCTGCTAGCCCAGTGTGCATAACTGTTAACTGCTAGAATTTCAATATGCCATAAAAAAAGGGCGCAGTCAAAGACATACGCCCTTTAGCTATTAATTATTGACGACTAGATTATGCGCCAGATGTACCAAATACACAACGTGGATCTGAGAAACCAAATGAGTATCTCTCTCTCGCTTTGTATCGGATATTACCTGTATCAAAATCACCTTCCATAACTGTTTTTAATGGTGTTCTAGTAAAGTGTTTGAAACCATTAGGTGCATCAGTTTTGATATAGAAAGCATCTGCATCATTTAAGTAGTGGTTCACAGTATATCCCTGTGGAATCACTCCCATGTTTCTGATGGCATTGATGTCATTATCTGCTGTGCCAGTTCTTAAGGTTGTTTCCATTAATCTGTTGGCTGTGAACTGAAGCTGTCTTGGAATGATAAGTTTCATACCTTGAATAGCTGTTCTTAGACCTCTCTCATCTCTGAAATCAGCGATGTCGATTAAGGATTGCTCGAGTGAAGTTTCATTCAAGTCAGCATCTGTTGCAAGTCTATTTGCTAAGAAACCACCTGTTTGAAGTGGGTGTTGTGTATTTATTAAAGATACACCGTCACCACCAGGATTAGTTCCTGCAGCACCTGCAGCAGCAAAAGCGTCGTTAAGAATAGCGGCAGCTTTTACTTGCTTTGTGTTTGCCATTGAACGAGCAAGTGCTCTTGTGTATCTCGCAGCGAGTCTGTCGTAAAGGTTGTCCTCTACAGCTTCCTCGGTGATTGAGAATGCAAGTGCGATTGTCTCGTGTGTATAGCGTGCTGTGAATGTTTCGTTAGCTGTGTCGAAAGATACGCCTTCACCTTCTTCTTTGGTTGGGGCGGTTCCGAAACCTGCTAACATTACTTCTTCTTCAAATGCTCTGTCAGATGACTCAGCATCAAAGATCTCAGCGTGTTCATTGTCGTACCGTGCGTACTCCAGACCAAACAGTGCGTTTAGACCTGGCTCTAACTCTTTAACGAGTTGACTTCTAGATATAGCCATAGTTTAACCTCCTATATGCCTGCAGTATTAGCACTGTACAAGTGCTTGTTTATTTTCACGATGATATTTGGGTTGTTAGATGTTGTGTCGTTATTTTCAGGATCTCCTGAAAGTCCAACAATCTTAACAGCTGAGTCTGCACCTGTACCAATAGCTCCAGAATTAACTTCGACTTTTGATGTTCCACTGTGTGTAGAACCTGCGGTGTATGTCAGATTTGCTGTTGCGCCTATATCTGCGTTTGTAAATGCACCAGATACTTGAATTTCAAATAACTGATTAGGATCATCCTGCACGAATGCCTTAATGATACCATCAAAGCTTACTGTGTCCGCTGCATGAAAGTTGGCCCAAACAGGTTTTCTTGATGTGTTATCCACATAATTAACTCCGTTTAAAACACCTACCATCACATCAGCAGCACCATTAGCTACATTGAGTGTACCACCGGCTACAACTTCGACAGGGTCACCTTGAAAGATTGCGGTGTCATAACCACTAGCAATCAGGTATTGAGTTTGACCATTTGAAGATGGTGCGGAACCTGACATTCTAACAGCTCTGAAACCAAAGGGTGCGTCTTGATTTGCCATTTTAATACTCCTTAGTATTTGTGTTTTTAGTAAGTGTTACGTCTTCAGGTTAGAAAAAAAATTATTCACTTTTCTTCGAGCCACCGAACGTAACTCTAGTTTGTCGCTCGGGTTTATTAATTGGCATTGAAGGATGTTGTTCCTTTAGAAGATCGTTATCAACAGCTTCCTGTTGATATTTGGTTTGGTCGGAGTAATATTTATCTCTTTCCTTTGCAATCTCTAATGGCACCTTTGCCAATAATAATCCTCCCACTGAAACAATACCTTTGTGTTTTCCTTCGGACTCAGTTGGGAAATCAAAATCTGGATATTCATCTGCTCTGACAAGTTCGTAACCTTGTCTAATTCGACCGATAACATTTTTGTTATCTTCATACCCTCTGACTGATTCCCTAATCCATCTGAATTTAAAACCTTCAGGCGGTGTCGGTGTTTCAAGCGAGCTTGGTGGTTGCCAGTGTTTAGTGCGTGCTTCTTTATCCCTTGTGGATGCAGATCTAGGTTTCTTATCTATCATAATGTTACCTCCTCTGTAACTTTAGTTTTTCCGACGCATATTGCTCGTTGGAAAGACCAAGTCGTTTTGCGATAGCCGCTTCTGAACTTGACAACTTAACTACGTTGCGTCCTGTGCCTCTGTTTCGATTTGCGCTTGCTACAGTCTGGACGGGCTGTTGCGTTGCGGGTTCTTCGGATGAAGAATCTTGTTTGAACTTATGAGGAAGATTATCCCTCATACGTTTATCAATCTCAGTATAGTAGTAATCTGTTCTTGGATCAACCCCTTGATTGACTAAATCCTCGTGAATAGCATATGCCACATTAGTCATGACTTTATCTCTGCCAAACCACTCATTATCTGTTGCCCAAGCTTCTGCTTTTGGGTCTTTTATTGGTTCCTGCTTTGGAGCTTGAGGTATTTCAACTTCTTTTTCCTGCTTTGAAGCATTGGCTAAAGCTTCTTGTTGAGATTTAAGTTGTTCATATCTAGCTTGATCAGAACCTAATTTTCCTATTTCAAGTTGTGCTGCAGCCATAGCGTCACTATCTTGCTCATCCATAGCCTTTTTTAATTTAGATTTGGCAGCTTCCATTGAACTTTCAATACGTCCACCTTCAGCACCTACGTATCCAGTATTTAACTTAGATAGTTCCTCTTGAATTTTATCTCTTTCAGATTTAATAGCTTGAGCAATTTTTATTGCTTCTTCTTCTCGTCTTCGAGACTCTCCTAATTGATAAGCATATTCATCAAATCTTTTCTGAACGGACTTACTATACTTTTGTTTAGGTTCTTCTTTTGGTTCTTCCTCTGTTTTAACTTCTTCTTGCTTTGTTTTGTCTTCAACAACAGGATCTCCTTGCGATTCCTCTACTTCAGCTTCAAAAGTTTTTTTCTCTTGAGGAATTTCAATTTCGTTTTCTTCTGTTTCGGCAGCGATATCTTCGCTCTCTATTTCTACAGAATATTCTGCTTTTTTCTTTTCTCCAGATTGTGCTTGAAGTTCTGCAACTTGTCTATCTACTTCGTTCATGTGTATACTCCTAAAATATCTTCAGGGCTATCTACTGTCCCTAAAATTTCGTCATCATTTAAAATTCTTAGTTCGCCTTCCTCGATTTTAATTCGAGAACCTGCATATCTTGCGATGATTACCCACTCGCCTTTTTTACACCAAGGACCATTTGGAAATTTGTCCTTATCCGCATAAGCGTCGGGTCCGACTTCTAGAACTAAAGCACATACAGAAGCTATCTGTTGTTCTTCTACTGCTTTATCGGTTAATATAACTCCACCTTTAGTTTTACCTATACCTCTGTACGGCAATACTAATATTCTCCAACCTGTTGGTTTAGGAACTTTGCTTAAGGCAGTTTCTTTCTCTTCTTTTTTTTCAGCAGGTTTGATACCTACTATCTTTTTTTCTTTAGGCACTATCAGGCCCGTCGTTGACGTCATCGTCTACCTCCCATTTGCGAAGCAAATCCCTAACATCTGCATCGAGTTTGCGAAGAGAGGTGAGCTGACCAACTAGGAATTGATAATTCGCCCAGTTCTCTACGTTTCCGTCTAGAATTACAGACTTTACATCGTCTTGTCTAGTCTTTAATAGACGTAAAATTGCTGAATAGATATTTGTTTCCAATTATCTTTTTTTGATAACTTTCTTCAATGTCTTGGCTTGTTTAGCGTGTAACTTAGAGGCTTTCTTTAAACCTTTAATTACTCCCTTTATTGCTTTTACTTTTTTCATTTTTTTGCCTTTGATATCATACCTTTAATACCGGGTGCCGCCCTAACCCCCAGACTGACACTGCAAGCTAAATATAATAAATGGGTGTAATACTCCGGTAAAGTTTCCAAAATTTCAAACCCACGAGCTATGTGTGGTTGCATGAAGGGTAAGAAGCTGCAAATCGCTGGAACCATCAGGGCTAATAAAACAAATTCGTCTTTCCAGGACCCTTTCATCTGATCGACCGCACTGGACTCCCACGAAATTTTACCCGCTATTTGTTGCTCTTTTAAACTTTTCTGTGCTTTTATTTCGGTTAGCTTAAGGTCTGCCTTTGCTTTCTTCGTCTCTACGAAGCCTTTGATTGCGTCCCCGACCATGTTGCCTATTGGACCGACTAATAAATTAAACATTAGTAATTATTAAATAGGCAACAACAACGACTGCGCCACCAAAGAATAACTTTCCTTTTTTATTTAATCTACCCCACCAGTGAACAAAGTGGTTCCATTTCATTTTGATGTATTTCATTAGAATACTCCTTTGAATGAGGTACCACGAATTGCAGCACCTGTTCCTCTCATACCTTGAGAGTTAGGTCCCTTTTTTGGAGGAACTGTTCGTGTGAGTCTTTTACCCTCAACTGACCCACCATTTTTAAATTTTTTAATCATGCCACCATTTTTTGCTCCTTTTGGAACACCGTCTTTGTACTTCTCTGACATTTGATTCATGATTTTTTTAAACTGATTAAATTGTTCTTGAGTTTCAATATCTTTGTATGAGTCTACTCCTACAGCTTCTTCTGCCAAATCAATAATTTTTTGAGGTGTTGATAGCCCTCCACCGAAAGTTAATTTCTTGTCGATGTATAAACCAATTTTTTCTTTGATGCTTGTTTTTTTATCTTTATCGTCAGCCACTAAAATACTCCTTGAAAACCTTTTCCTTTGATAGCTGCTCCTGTGCCACGAGCCATACCACCATTAGCCATTTTTTTTGGCTTCTTCATTTTCTTTGCCATCTTCATTTCTTTTTTTGTAGCTGGACGTAATCCTATCTCTAGAACCATACCACCATCTTTCATGTAGCCCATTTTGTTTCTCACTCCTGTTGGGAGTTTTGCTAGACCTGGGTTCTTTGCCTTGTCTACTGGTTTTAAATTTTTTTTCATTAGTGTATCGTCCTATTCAATTGAGGTACAACCTCGTATTTATAATTTGCCAATAACCTTAACAAATCTTGAGTATCTTTTAAACCTAATTCTTTGTTCATGGCCCACTGTCCTGTAGCTAAAAATGCACTGGCAATGGCTAACGGATCAACTTCTTGTGATGTGTATAGGGCGTGTAAAGCTTTAAATTCCTTAGTTAAAGATCCGACTAAGTCGTGATCAATTTTTTCCCAAGAATTAACCTTTTTTTGTTTTCCTTTTTTTGCCATCTTTTTTACCTGCCTTATCTAAAGCAATAGCAATTGCTTGTTTTTGAGGACGTCCTTCTTTCCTCATCTTAGATATATTAGCACTTATTGTACGATTACTACTACCTTTTTTTAGAGGCATTTATTCTTTCTCTTTGTACGGCAGTTCTTTGATTTTGAATATTTTGTTGTTGTGCTAATTTTGCAGAGTCAATATTTTTTTTATAACTTAATTTTTCTTCTTCTAAGTTATGTCTTGCTAAGTCGTCGGCTGCATCTACATTAATCTTTTGTTGTTCTAATTGTAGTTCTTGCATCTTAATATCAACTAAAGGATCTTGTGTTTGACCAAACGGAATAGCCTGTTGTTCCTCTGCTACCATGTCATCTGTCATCGCAGCTATCTTGATAGCTACCTGTCTTTCAATTTCAGATTGGAACTGAGCTTGTAGTTCTGGAGGAATCTGACCACCGAACTTAGCATTTTGTTCTTGTATTTCTGCTTGGTTTTTCATCATCACTTCGTTTCTTGCAATAGCAGAAGTATGTTCTACGACATGTGCTTGAAGTATGGTTGCCACCTGAGGATTGTTTCTGACTAAATAAGAACTCATGAAAGCTCTGTGTGCTTCTATGTGAGCAAGGTGGTCTTGATCAGGAAATACTGTCAGTTGCCCCATCATCAATGCTTGTGAATTTTCTACACCGGGATCTATTGGCATAGGTTGTGGTGGGGGAGGTAAAATATTTTCTACGTTTTGCACCCCTAGGGCCATATACATTCTTCTGTATGCTTCATACAAATTATGAAGTTCAGGATTAGACTGTGCTAGTTGTAATTGTGTTTGTGCCAACATAATTCTCTGAGACATAGAGAAAATGTTTGGATCAGAAACGGGAATGACATCTACTCTTTCATCAAAATCTGTAGCTTTAATTCCTCTGTCTCCACCTTGAACGTCATAAGGATATTCAGAAGGAAGTGTTGTTGCAAATAATCTTGCTAGTAAATCAAATTCTTCTTTTTGTGCGTTGTGACATCTTTTGTGAATACCACTCATCACTTTGGAACCTTGTTCTAATAAAGCCATAGTGGTTCCTACAGGGTTGGCTTGCGATCCGTCTCCGACTTTCATATCTGCAATAGCAGCGAATCTTCTTCCTGCATCTACCACATAACCTAATAATTGAAATAAAGTTCCATCAGGTCCTTTGTAAGGGAGAGGCATTAATGCATTTCTTAAATCTCCACCCGGTGCGTCCACATCTCGGAACTCTCCCGGCATAAGAGGTTCTTCATCATCTCTGACTCTCAGTCCTCTTGATTTAAATCCAGCAGGTAAGTTGGATAATGTACCTGCATCTAACAATGCTCGCAGTGCAGCTGTTGCAGTTCTTGTTAAACCGCCGAGCATGTGTACTAAACCAAAACCATAAAATCCGAGACCAGGTAAAAACTTATAATGGACAAAATATTTTTGTCTCATAAACATAGGGTCATTTGGTAGATAGTTTCGATAGATAGATAAAATTTTTCCGTTGCCTTGTTCCAGTGTTACAACGTAAGGTAATTTTAGCCCTGTGGGTTCTCCATCTTGACCGACGTCTTCGTAGCCTTCTAGATTCAAATCAACATGCATTTCTAATAATTCATATTGACCTGCGTAACCAGATTTTTTGACACCTTCTAATTCGTCGTACTTTTCTTGAATGTCTGAATAGGAAGAATACAACTCGTCATTATCTTCCATATCAATGTCTCTGTAGAAACCAGATAGCATTTGTCTCTTCAAATCATTCGGAGAAATTTTTATGACGTGAGTAATTCTTTCTGCATCGTCTAATTCTGATGCGCCGTAGTTGACAACTAAATCTTCACTGGGAATGAATTTTGCACAAGGTCTTCCCATGTTGCTGTCGTAATAAACTTTTTTAAATGCACTTCCTGCTAGAGGCAGGTGAAATAAAAGTTGATCCATTTCAGGGTCATACTCTTTCATCTTGTAAGTGATTTGATAGTTCATAAACTCCTTCACTCGCTCGGCTTGTTGTTCCACCTCAGGAGTAGATAATCCTAGAATAGAAGTTTTAACGGGACCGCCCGCAGGTAGAAGTTCTTTATAAGCTCCTGCTTGAAACTGCGTGACGGCCTCGGCGAGTAGTGGATGAGAAACTGATGCAGCGCCCCTGAAAGGTTCACTGACTTCTGTATATTTGAAACCTAATAAATCTAATCCTTTGATGTAGGATTGTTCCCAATCTTTTCTTGATGTTTGATCGACCGAGAATTGTGATCTCAGTTCGTTTGAAATTTGTGCTAGTGTTTCTTCTGCAATGCTTTCTGCTAAGTTGTTGGCGAATCCGTCCCCGGTATCCGCGGGCACCGGCCCAAGGCTAACGGGCTCATCGCCCTCGACCTCTACTTCCATAGGAGTATCTTCGGTTACTGCCTCTTCTACAATTTCTTCTTCGACACCTTGAGGTGCTTCGTTTAAAGTTTTATCTATTTCCGCCATTTAATCTTTATACCTTATGATCCATAAAAAGCAATCTTACGCTTCGGTCTCCAATCCTCTACAGGTTCATCATCTTCGTGATGTAATGCACCAAATTGTCGATAACGCATCAATGCTTGTGTCATGCTATCAACGTAGTCATCGTTTCTACCATAAGGGAAAGCTGCGCATTCTTCAATCAATTCTTCTGCCCATTTATACGGAGGATACCAAATCATTCCACTTTCAAAAAGAGGAGATACCGAGTTGACTCTCACCATTTTGTCATTTCCCCTACTTGGTGTGAAGTTAATCACTGGAATTCCCATAGCTTGAAGCTCGTGAGTGAGAGGAAGACCACTTGCTTTTGCCTCAATGATGATTTGTTCGGGTTTCCAGTATTCGTTTTTCTCTAATGCAATTCTTTTTAACTCTGGAAAGTCCCATCTTCCTCGATCTGCTTCCATTAAGAGAATATTTTGCTTACCTGTCACCTCATTATAGAAAATTCCCCACGTTGTAATCGCTGAATAGTCCGATGTTGTCTTGGAAGAGAAGGCTGTATCGTAACTTTGAATGATATATTGCAAAGGTGGCTGATCTTTCTTCCATTCTTGCCACCATTCTCGCTTAATTATAGAAGTTTCTTCAGAAGTAGGCTCTTGTTGCCACTGTGCGTTCCATTTGGCTATGGGCAGGGAGGCGCGGACAGCTTCTAATTGGTCTTTTTTCCAATATTCTGGCCATTGTGGTTGTCCGTTGTCCATGATCGCTGGAAAATCTACTATTTCCCACTTATCTGCCATCGGATCTTTCGCTTGAGCCTCCATTAATCTCTCTGTTAAGTCATCTTCTGACCATCTGGTCATGACTACAACGATACTTCCCCCCGGTTGAAGACGCTGACGAGGTCCTGAAGTGTACCATTCCCATGCATTTTCCATAGAAGTCTTCGAAAGTGCGTCTTGCTCGGAGTGTGGGTCGTCGATAATGAGTAAATCTGCACCACGCCCGGTTATCGAACCACCGACACCTGCTGCGAAGTATTCGCCCCCATGATTTGTTTCCCATCTTCCTGCTGCTTGGGAATCTGCTCGTAGCTCGGTGCCCGGGAACACGGATTTATAATCTGTTTCATTCATCAAGTTTCTGACTTTACGGCCAAAACGATATGCTAGCTCGGCTGTATGGGTGGTTTGGATAATTTTCAATTTAGGGTTGTGCCCCATCATCCAAGCGGGGAACAGATAACTGGCAAATTCAGACTTAGTGTGTCTAGGGGGCATATTCACTATCAATCTAGAAATTTTTTTACTCTTGATGGCCTCTAATTTCTTAGCAATGATTTTATGGTGCCTCCCCTCTACGAAGTCGGGCCATATGGTTTTTACAAAATTGGTAAAGGAGTCCCTAGAACTTCTTGCTGATTCTAATTGAACTTTCTTAAGCTCTAACTTCTTCAAGAATAGCAAACGCTCTTCCTGAGACATCTGGCTCAGATCTGATTGAAAATCGCTCATCTTTTGTGTGTATATTTATATACTAGCATACGTACTATGTACTACTGAATTTAGGGTGTACCCCCTTCATTGTCAATTAGATAGTATTACTTCGTAATTCCTTAGTATCTCTTTAACCAAAAAAAATTTCATTCTTCAATTTTTTTTGGTTAGGTGGCGCAGCTGAAATTCGCATGCACAAGGGTTTTTATTTGGGAGTGAGGCGCTCCCACACCAAAGGCGCAGGAGCAGGAGCAGGAGTTAAGCTTTCAAATATTTTTTATAATCTGAAATAATATCGACTAATGGATATGTACAATCACTTTCAATGCACTGATCTATAAAATTCTCAATATCTGACTCCGACCAATTTGATAATTCTTCATTGGTAGGAATAAAATTGTAATCGTATTCACGATTGTAATTATTCCATTCTTCAAGATCATAATTATAATTAAAATCATAACTAATTTTTGGAGAAGATATTTTTTGTATATTCCAATAATCATTTGAAAACCAATTCGCTCCCCTATAATTTCCTTCATTCTCATTAATGATAATAAACTTTTTTGTCTTACTATCTAAAAATAAAAACTTGTCTTGATTAATATGTTGTTCTAATTCTTTTTGATAATCTTGATTTAGAATTACATTTGGGTTTTGTTTTAATATTGGTTTCAAATAGTGTTCGTTATAATGCCAAGTATCAGAACAGTTTTTATGAATTAATGGAATTGGTAATCTTGCTCCATTGTGCATTAATCCTATTGTTCTTTTATCATCTTGATAACTAATGAAAGGATGACAATTTTTTTTATTTGTCTTTCCTTCAGTAGTAAATCTAAAATGAATGGCAATTCTATCAGTTTCATTTTTATGTAAATTAAAAAAGTTTTTTACTTCTGTGAAATTGTTAGGCACAAATTTCTCAGAAATAAATTGATCTTTTTTATT